AAGTCTCCACTAGTAGAATACCCATGTGCCTCATTCCCACCATCAGCGTGTAACACTGATTGTTTAGTAGCACCAATATTAGTAGTAGGATCAGTACCATTATATTTGGTTAATTTTGAACCTTGGTTTTTTAATTGATCTTTTAAACTCATAATATGTTATGTTTTGTTATAAATATTAAAAAGTAGCGCTTTTAGCAAAAGCAGAACCTACTTTATCGCTATCCATGTATACGTTTGAATCCTTCATTACTAATTTTTCTAGTAACATTTCCATTCTACGATTTGAGTCACTTCCCCCACCTCTTGTAATATTAGGTGAAACAGCTACCCCATCACCCTTGGCTGTAATAGCGGTGGCACCATAAGCATCTGTAATGGTAAATGGACCTTTACCTGATGGCGCAATACCATCTTGGACTGATTGGACTGTAGATTTTGCAGCTGCTATACCCCCAAAAAGGGCTGCAGTTGCCGCTGTGGCGAGACCAAATCCAAGGGGGCCTATGGAAAAACTACTAGCAAATATTTTAGCAATAGCTTCTGTAACCGAAGCTAGTGCGGCTTTTAATGATTTGGCTGCAATTATAGTAGTTCGAGCAGCCATTAACCCCATAAGAGGAACAAGAGCACCAAATGCAGTATTAAGACCTATACTACTAGTTAACATATCAGCAAAAAAGCCAGCAACTATTCCAATAGGACCTTCAGCAATTTGAACAAAAATGTCTCTCATTTTTTCTACAGCTGAGTTCATAGATTCTTGGAAGGTAAGTTGTTTAAAATTAGATAGTTCTTGACCCTCTAGTTGGGAAGAAATTTCCTCGTTAGTCATAGACATCCGCTGTTGGTTGAGGAGCATCTGAGACATTTCTTCTCTACCCATACCCATGGCGTCAGAAATGGCCTGTTGTTGGATACGGTTGAGTTTAGAGAATTCGAGGAAATTTATGTTTTGGTCTTCTAATTCTTTACCTACACCTTCTAAATCATTATTTAAAGCTAGTAAGCGTGCTTTTTCTAAATTAATTTCTTTACCTAATAATAATTCTGCTTTTAATTCATTTTCAATAGAAGTTTCAAAATTAAGTAAAGATTCAGCAAATTTATCTAATTGTTCTAAATTTAAACCTAACTTTTTAGCTTCTAAAACAGAAGCAGCTAATTCATCAGTACTACCAGCAAATGAAACTTGAATAGCAGCTGAGGCATTTGCTATGTCTCCTAAAACTTGTTTAGTATCGAATGCCGTTCCATTTAAAGTATTAAAAGCACCAATTTGTTGGGTTAAATTATCTAGTTGATCTTCAGTATTATCACCTTGAAGTTTTAATAATGAAGTTAAATTTGTTGACTGTTCAACTGATAGGCCTAATCTTTTACTTAAAGTAGTAAATGTCTCTAAAGTTTGACCACTAAAATCAACAGCGAATCCTAACTGGCTTGACATTTCACCAAAACTTTCAGCTAATTTTGTAGAAGTAACAAAAGCATCACCCGTAGAGGCTGATATATTGGACATATCCTTCGCTATACCCGTAGAAGCTGATCTACTTAAACCTAATTGGGTTTGGAGTCCTGTGACTTTAGAATCTGCGGCTGTAATAGCTTTACCAATTTCATTAAAAGCAACTAAACCTAAAGTAAAAGGGTCACCTATCGTTTTACCTAAACTTTTTCCAAGTTCTTTACCCATGAAGACCGCAGACTCATTAACATCCATCAAATCTTCACCAGCTTCAGCTAATGCCTTTTGTTGTTGTATTACAGCAGCATATCCATCTTGTGCAAATTTACCTATGCCTGGAATCTTAGAGATGAAGTTCATGGCTTTACCCATAACCCCTACGCTCTCTTCCATAGCTTCAAGAGTTTTTAACTCCTCTTTCCTCCTAGCGTTAACTGTATCTAAGGTATCAGCTTGAGACATGGTAAGTGCTAGCCTTTGAGCATCACTATCCATTCCCTTTAACTGTTCTGCTAATTCCTCATTAAGAAGGTCTTGCTTTTGGTAAAGGGTATCTAAAGCGTGTTCGTCTATATCTTCACCCCTCTCTAAGGCAGCATTAACTTTATCTATTTGAGATTGATATTCAGCTAGTTGTTTAAACTTTTCATTAGCTGATTTAGCTTCTGCCACTGCAGCATAAGCACCTTGGTCTAGGAGGGACTGAATTAGGGATTTTTGGGTAACTAAAGCTGTTTCTTTAAGCTTATCATTTTTATTGATTTGCTTTTGAACACTAGCAACATTAGATAAACCAAACCTTTGATTATTAATCTCCTTATTAATCTTTTTATTAATATTAAGGAGGTTTTGCTCACCCGTACTACGACGAGACTGAATACCCATTTCTTCTTTAAGGGTATCAAGTATAGTATTGGAGATATCTGCACTTCTAGCTAAAGCCTCAACTTGCTTTTCTAAAAGTGAGTTTTGAACTTCAAGGGCTTGATTCCTCTGTTCAATCGATTCTCTATCAAATCCGTCTGCCATAATATATCGTTATAGTAATAAATATTACTTATAACTAGCTTTATTAAGAAATTGTGGAGCTTTTACTTTACCATCTTCTCCAATTACTTTAGTAGTGTTTGAATCTTGTTTTTTATACATTGCTTCAGTTCGTTTAGCCTCATCGTCATAAAATGTTTTAATTTTATTAAACGTGAAATTACGCAGCCATATGGGCATATTATATACCTCACCCCAACTAAAACCTCCCTTACCATGAAAGACTACTTCATGAATTTGGGTAAACATATTATTTCTTTGAACTCTAGCTGAAGTCGGAGTCAGGCCAAAAAAACTTAACCCCAAGTGGGAGATTCCGTTTAATTTTACTTCCGGAGGGAAAAAAAGTCAGATCTACGTCTGGCTGGATTGACGAAACATGTTCTCTAAGGGATCGTGAATCTTGGGCTAATAAATAGTTATTAACAAAATCATTTACTGTTGATTTACTTGTATCCCCATTAACAGAAGTAATCATAAACCTTAAACGAGTAGTTAATTCGGCTGAACCTTCTTTGTTTAATCTTTTAAGAGCATCTAGTTCTTTGTTAATGTCTTGTTCATCTTTGTGAGTTAAAAGTTTAAAAGTAACTTTATTACTAGATTGAGGTAATTCAAACTCAAATTCATTACCACCTCGGGTATAAATAGATTCATCAATTTCTTTATTTTCTAAAGTTGTTAAATCTACTGTTTGTTCAGATCCCGCATAGGTGAATGTGTAATCTTTACCATACCCTAAAATACGAGCTGCTACCATAATAGCATTTTTATCCCCTATAATTAAATCATCATAATTAATGTTAGAGACAATTAGTGATTTCATTAAACGATCTAATACCGTACCATCAGCAATGTAATTTGAATTAGTAAGAATATCTTCTTCTTTAGCAGTCATGTATTTCATCTCAATTTTTCCGGATGATAATGGGCTACTTTCAGGATAAACTAAACCTTTAGAAGGTAGTTCGATTTGTTCAGTTGGTAAATTAAAACTCATATTTTATGTTATAACTTTGTTCAAAAATAAATACCGCGAAGGTAAATTCTTTAACGATTAATTAATTAGTATTGGCGAGACTGTTGTCTCTTTATATCAAGATCACCATAGATCTTACTTTCTAGTTTATCGACTCTGGAGTCGGTGTGTCGAACAACGTTTTGTTCTACTTCATCAATTCGAGAATATAACTTTTGTTGGGTATTCTCAAGTTGTCTATAAATATCTTCAAACGCGTGGTTTGCTGAAATATTTAAGTTGTCAATGTCCCTTTTAAGGGCTTTTGTCGTCATGTAATTCACAGACGTAATCGCGACCATAGCTAGCGCTATAACCGCAAGTACACCTAAAATAAATGATGTTATTTCCATAGTATATAAATGTTATGCTAAAGAACTTACCTCGCAGTAATCCCAAGATAAAAAAAGAGCTTGGCATAGCCAAGCTCCCTTATAAAGTATGTTAAATCTTCTTAGAAGTTTAATACAGCGTAATCGATAGCAACAGTCATTGATAATTCAATAGCAGTATCAACCGTGTCCCAATTATAATCTCCAAAGCTAGCATCTTTAATAAATGCACCTTTTAGTACCCATTCAGAAACTACATCTCCTACAGGACCTAATACATTAAATTTAAGATCTTTTTTATAGAAATCCGAGTAACCATCTCTACCTGTTACAGATTCGTGGTGTAAACGTACCCATTCCATCACCGATTGAGCTCCTGAAGGAGTAATTGGGTCGAATAAAGTAAATGATACATCATTCCATACGGACTTACCTTTTACCTTACGTTGTACATTAATGTGGTTTAAAGCCACTTCACCTTGTGTTAACGATACTGCACCTACACCTTTTACCATGTAAGAAGGAACACCATCCATATACATGATAAACCTATTTGCTTGTTTAGGCTCAAAGGGTGTGAAGAAAATCTCGTTTGTATCTAATACTGCCATTTTGCTATGCTATTTTATTCGGTTATAAATATCTACTTTTCTTCTCCTTATGATGGGAATGTAGCACCAGTTGGTTGTAAGTTAAAGTCTAAGTAAATGAATTCAGCTGTTCTAGTTGGTTGGATATAAATCTGACCTACCATTTGGTTTCTATCAATAACATCAGGTGTGTTATTGCTGTCATCCATAATTACTTTGAATGCGTATAAACCTTGTCTAGCTTGAACACTTTCTAAGTATGGGTTAACTGTTGCTAAGAAATTATTTCTTGTTGCAGCTGTATTTTGTTCAAATACTAAATTTAAAGCTACTTGAGAGATATAAGACTTAAGTTCAATTAATAATCTTCTAACATTTACTCTATCAAGCGCTGAAGCTTGTTTTTGTAATGTTTTTTGACCATATACTACAACACCAGTTCCTGGGAAAGTTGCAATTGGGTTTACATTACCTTCGTATAATGAATCTCTGTTAGTTGCTGATAATTTTCTTTCAGCTTGAATTACAGTTCCTAATCCACCTCTATTAATACCTGCAGGAGCAAACCATGGCTCTGAGCTATTATCATTGAAAGCGTATACACCCCCTATCATGGTAGAAGCTGGAACCCAAATATTTTTACCTAAATCTGGGTCAATAGTTCTTAACCATGGCCAGTACATAGCAGCATATGAAGTATCTCTACCAGTTGCTTCTGTTGTAGCTGCAGTAATCGTAGCCCCGTAATTAGTTGGGTCAATTATTACTAAATGGTCTCCTCTTGATTGGGCATTTGAGATAGCAGTTGTAATTTGTGAGCTATAAGAAACATCCGTTAAACCTGGGAGTAACATTAGATTATAAACGTAATCATCAGAATTAGCTAATAATGATAACATATCAGTATAATCACTACCCTCTAAACCTTGAGTATCAGTACCATCAATAGCATCGTAGTAATTAGCAGCATGTCCCGTTGGAATTAAAGAACCAACACCACCATCA